ACTCCTCTCTCTTTTGAATAGTGGTGTTGATAATAACAAATATCAGAATTACCTGAATAAAGTTCTGAGTTGTGATAAGGATGACCCATCTGAACAGTGTAAAAAATCTTGGACTTCTTTTTGGGAAGACAAACCTTCTCAAGAAGAATATAAAGGTTCAACTGTAAGTAGTGTTCAATATACTGAAGAAGAACTGAATGCAATGTGCGACAAGGCAGAGTCGGATCAAGAAAAAGAACAATGCCGTGAGTATAACCTGCGTGAGGCAGAATATTATGATAAGCGAGCAGAACTTGATGCAAAGTACTCTAATCATTATTATGATTACACTCGCAATGATCCAAATAGAAAAAATCCATTTCTAACATATGATGAAGCAATTACTGCTGGTTATGAAATGACTGCTGGCGGATTTTGGATTCCTCCAAATAAAGAAGATAAAGTAGTGAAATGGCAACTTCCAGTAGAAATGCATCCAAGTGGTGAATATTATGTTCTATTCCCAGATGATCTTTTAGAAGCAGCAAATCTAAAAGAGGGAGATCAAGTTGAGTGGAATGATAATAATAACGGATCTTACACTCTTCGGAAAGTTGCTGATGATTGAAACTCTTCTTTGTGGATATAATTTATTCTGCCATGTTAAAAATGTGGTAGAATATCCAAGAACACAAATACCTGTAGTGAAATATTATGAACCAGGTAAGTCTTGTTATGTAAACGGAACCTTTTATACTAAATGTGAGGATAGATTAAGTGGCACTAAGTGAATCAGTAGAGCAAAGTTTGAAAGAAGCAGAAGCATCTTTGCGTAATGCTTTAGCATATGCTGCACGACAAGAGCGCCCTATGGTTTGTAGTGTTGTTGCTGACATGATTTCCCGTATTGATACTCTTATGTCAACAGATGCACTTCTCGATAAACTTGAAAATCGTAAATCTGGTGACAGTGGATTCTTTGGTCCATTCTTTAATAAAGAATGAGTATTAAGTATCATAACGTGATCCCAAAGAAATCATTAAGTTTCTAGATAGTTATGTTATAAAATGCTAATATTGAGAAACAACGCGAGAAACTTATGACTCTGGAAAAAACTGGACCCAAAACTCTCACACAAGAAGAATGGAGCGAACTTATGGCACTCAAAGATGCTATAACATATCGTCCACAGTCAGTTTCTGCTAAGAAAATGGAAAAATTCACTGAACTCATGGTTCGATCACTTGAAGGCAAAGGTGATTGCACACCACGATAAAATAAATATATCAACTCAATGTAAAACTATGGAAAACATCGACCAACACATTCAAAAGGATGAAGATCTTCTGAGTGACCCAACAATTTCTCCACAGTCACGAAGACACACAGAAGAAGAATTAGAGGCACTGAAAGTATATAAAGCAAATCATCCTGATGATGACTATGACCCAAATGCCTTTGAGCTCTATTGTGATGCAAACCCTAATGCACTTGAATGTAGAATATATGAAGACTGAGTGACAGTTTAAGAAGTGTCACACATGGGGTTCTCAGGTCACTGAGAACCTTTTATAATATGTGGGTAATCAACACCACTTTCATGGAAACCGAAATCAACTGTTGTGATCAACAACCTGTTACAATGGAGTTTACCTTTAAAGAGCATGATCTTCTGAATTCCATTCTGTGCCATGCTGTTGATGGAATGGATCTTGCAATTCCCTACATCTATGATCTTCCTGAAGACTCTGAAATCCGACAACGTTATGATATGCTTGAACACATGAAAAACCATTCTTATTCACTCTGGGCACAACGATTCGGTAACTGATTATGAATTTTGGCGATCTTGCGTTTTTTCCACATACCAACTATCCTGATAGTGGTATTCAAGCAAAACATTTTTTCCCTAATGGTTATGGCGTGAGTGTTGTTCAATTCACCTCACCTTATGGTGGTGGTTCATATGGTGCTAAAGAAGGACTCTATGAACTTGCAGTTCTCAAAGGACTTGAAGAAGATTGGGAGATCTGCTATGATACTCCAATTACAGATGATGTTATGGGACATTTGACCATAGATGATATTGACACTATTCTTAATCAAGTTGAGAGTCTTTAATTATGGCACTGGAATTTAATCTTGGTGATATTGTCACCAAACTACATGGTAAGAAACCTGCTAAAGTTACTTATGTGAGTGATTATAGTAGTCATGGATATTACACCTGCAAATATCTTCATAACAATCAATCTTTTTCTTGTTATGGATCTGATCTAAAAATTTACGAAGAGGAAACTGAAATGGCGGACACTAAAACCCTTTATTCTTTCACTGTTGATGGTAAGGTTGCCTATGGCACTCACATTGGCACCAACAGTCAAAACCAATACTTGATTGAAGAAAAAGGAACTGGAACAATTCATGTCTTTGACAAGAGTGCTCTGGAAGAGGTTGTACCTTATACCTTCAGCGCCAAGATGGGTAGTAGTGAGAATCACTATGTTGGCACTCCTGGTTCTGTGAGCAAAGATGACATCCTACTCTATACTGGTTCTAGCACTCCCCAGATCGCTGTGGTGACTGGTGTGGATACTAAGAACAAGAGTGCCCGTGGCAAGTTCAAAGGTGCTAAACTGGCAACGGAGGCAATCTGATGAAAACTTCTGCTACTGTTGCTGCTGCTTTTGCTTTTATTGTTATTGCCACTGCTGGAATTTTCTTTGAAGCATGGTTGCTTGGGGTTATTCTGTCTTGGTTCGGTGTAACTTTGACGTTCTGGCAGAACCTTGCTATGATTGTACTTGCTAATCTTGTCTTCAAAAACTCTGGAGGTTCTTCAAAATGAAACCAATTCTTGCTATTGTAGGTGGTGTGGTTGGGTTTGGTGCTTTCGTCTGGGGAGTTGCCTACCACGACCTTCTGTTCACCGCATTCTTTGCACCGAAGTATGAGAATGTTCGCAGGAACACCTTTGAGCAATCAAAGTCATTCCGAACTGGTGCTGTGCAGGAACTGCAGAATATGCAGTTTGAGTACATTAAGGCAGACCCTGAACATAAAGCAGCACTCGCAGACATTATACGTCATCGTGCTGCTGAGATTCCTGAAGATGCAATGCCTGCCGATCTCCAATCCTTTATCTCCAATCTTCCCCAGTGACTATCCGCAAACTCGCCAGCATCGCTGAAATCACCTACATCAAACCGATTGAAGGTGCTGATGCTATTGAATGTGCCATTGTGAATGGTGGATGGCCCGTAGTGGTCAAGAAAGGTGAATATCAAGTTGGTGATGTTGCCATCTATCTTGAGATTGATAGTTGGGTGCCTCACGAACTTGCTCCTTTCCTCAGTAAAGGTCAAGAACCCCGTGAATATAATGGTGTGAAGGGTGAACGTCTTCGTACTGTGAAACTTCGTGGGCAAATCAGTCAGGGACTTCTGCTTCCTGTTACAATCCTAGGTGATTTGGGGTTGGAGTGTCCATCTGGTTTTGCTGACGTAACTGAAATCCTTGGCATTCAGAAGTGGGAACCACCTATTCCTGCTCAACTTGCTGGCACGATGAAGGGTAACTTCCCTCACTTCATTCCTAAAACTGACCAAGAACGTTGTCAGAATCTTCGTAAGGAAATCTTTGAAGAACACAAAGGTGAAACCTATGAAGTGACGACCAAACTTGATGGTAGCAGTATGACTGTGTATGTCAAGAATGGTGAGATTGGTGTCTGTTCGAGGAATATTGACCTGATTGAAACTGAGGGTGATAGTTTCTGGAAAGCAGCACGGGAACAGAATATCGTTGATGCTTTGCTGGAAATCAGTAAGGATAAAGGGGAAGAGTATGCTATTCAGGGTGAATTGATTGGTGAGGGTATTCAGGGTAATCCTGAGAAACTGACTGGTCAACGCTTCTATCTGTTTGACATCTACAGTATTACTGAGAGTCGTTATTTGAAACCTCACGAACGCTACAGTATTATGGATAAGATGAATCTCATCTATGATGCTGATGTTGAACATGTCCCCTTTATTGACACTGTTTGTGGTGTCACTAACGAATTCAGCACGATTGATGATCTTCTGGCATTTGCCGAAGGTCCATCGCTGAACCCTCAAACTAAGCGTGAGGGTCTGGTATTCAAGTCGTATGATAGTGATTTCACTTTCAAGGCGATTGCCAACTCATATCTTCTGAAGCACAAAGATCGCTGAGGACACTTAGAGATCTGGCACAAGGGGGGGTTGCGGGAGACCGTGCCCCCTGTTATATTAGTTTCAGTTGAGAGGCACTCCACCTGATGACCCGCAATCTAATTCTTCACAGAGCAAAGATCGTTGTCTATATGAGCATTATTCTTGTTCTGCTCATGATTGATTCAATTTGGAAGGGTATTCGTTGGTTTTTTGAGTATCAAGTTTATGCCTTCGGAGGTCTGTTTTATGAACCTTATCAGAACGCAACTTATTATGGTCGAAAGTATCTGAACCCTAAAACTTTGAAGTGGAATGGTAATGACTGACAAACAACAATTCATCGCTGATTGGTTGAAAGACAATCCAGATGATGATGCTTCTGATGCTATGAATGCCTGGAAAGATGAAGTAAAGTTCATCAATCAATTTCACGACTGGGACAATCAAATTGACTGGGAAGATGACTGACAAACAAAAAATTCAATCCAAACTTAATGTATTGCACGAAGAGTTTGATACTCTTCAATCCCTAGGTGCAACGCATAGTGAATTGAATAGGGTGCGGAGACAGTTGAACATTTACTATGAAATGTTGAGGAAATTGTGATGACTGACGCACAAAAGATTGAGGCACTGACTGATCTTCTCTCTAATGTGATTCACTCTCTGGAGATGACACAGTATGAGATTGAAGATGTATCAGAGGCAGCAAATGTGGTTCGTGAGGCAAACCACTATCACCAACAAATGCTAGACATTCTTCACTCTGAGGGCAACTGAAATGATTACTGCAACTGAACTGCTGGACTTTCTCTGTAAAGCACAGAAACTTTCTATTCTTGATGTAACCTTCCGTCAAACTGATGAAGGTTATAAAATCACTCTGCGTAATGATTGGTATGATGATGGCAGATGGTCTAATCATACTGTTTTCATTGATAACGAAGGTGAATCCAGTTGGAATAATGGAGGAGACTATGATTTTTACACAATGGATAACATTCTGGATGAAATGCTTGTGAAACAACAAGAAAGAGAAATCAAGGCACAAAAGCGTAAAGAACTGATTGAATCTCTCACACCAGAGCAAAGAGAATTGCTGGGGGTGTGACAGTTGAGAAGGTGGCACAAGACCCCCTCCACTTTCCTCCAATTCACTCTACAATAACCAAGTAATCAATCCAAATCATGAAAACCATTGTTTCTATTGCTGCAATCGCACTTCTAGGTGTAACTCTTGTTGGTTGTGATGATTTTACTAGTTCTGACGAGAAGCAACGTGCTCAACAAGAACAAATCCTGAAAGAAGGTACGGCACAAACTGGTATGCCTGCAATCAAAAACTTCCGTGAACGCAAACTGATGAAGCAAATCATTGAGATGCGTGACCAAGATGGTCTGGTGACTTATACTTACACTGTTCCCGAAACTACTGGTCGTCCAGTGTTCTTGTGTAATTCTATTGGATATGGTTTGCCTGCTGCAACCCAATACACCAATCCTCAAAAGTATGAGATGAGTGGTGCAACTCTCCCTCAGGCAGACCCTAATGGTCTCTTCTCCCCTGATAGTGCTGAAGGAACTTGGGTTCTGTGTTCTGATCCCAGTGGTAGCGGTAAGACCCGTCCTGTGTATGTTGAACCTCGTATTATTGTTTCTCCTTTCCGTCTCTGATTATGAAACAAGACAACTTTATGCGTAATTTGATTACGATTGCAGTCGCATTTATCCTCTCTCTGTTTATTATTGATGCAATTGTTGGTCCGATTTACCGAGTCTGGGAACAATCTCAAACTGGTCGTGCAGAACTTGCCCGTGCCGAAAGTAATCGACAGATTGCAGTTCTGGAAGCACAAGCAAAGAAAGATTCGGCACAACAACTTGCCGAAGCAGAGGTAATTCGTGCTCAAGGTGTTGCAAAAGCAAACTCTATTATTGGTGAGAGTTTGAGAGATAATCCTGCTTATCTGCAATATCTCTGGATTACTGAAGGTGAAAAGGATTCCAACCGCACGGTGTATATGATTCCCAGTAATGGTGGTGCTCCTGTTCCCACATTTGACATTCAAAAGTGACACTCTGACAACTGGCACACTCAGGCATCCAGATCCCTCTGGGTGCCTTTATAATAAGCACATACGCAACAAAACAATGACCACCACCTTCGCTGAGTATTCTGCCCAGCAAGACGCCCGTAACACTATTCAGTTGAATGTTACCAAATGGACTCTAATGCTGTGTGATGCCCTCAAGCAAAACTACATTGACTACAGCATCAAGTCCCACCAGCGCCAATTGACAGAGTATGGCGGCGATCGTTGCGATGTTTCTTATGCACCTTATCATCAGGAGTGCATTGATAAACTGAAGCAGGGCATTTGTGATTATGAGTTCTATCCTGAAACGGGTCGCAAATATCACAAGATCATTATGAGTGCTAATGGTTCCCGTAGTGTTCACTGCTTCATTGATAAGAAGACCGGTGAAATTTATAAGAGTTCCAGCTGGAAATCTCCAGCAAAACACGTTCGTTATGATCTTCGAATCATTGAAGAGCGCGAATGGTTGTTCCAACACGCTGACTGGGCATCTGCATATCTTTACAAGCGATGAACATGACTACAACTCATAAACTCATTTTTGTTTCTTCTTTTTTTATTTTTATGAATTGGGGGGTTAGATTATGTCAGTTATTATTCACGGTGGTTACGGATATCGCAAGCGGGTCTGTGAGGACGTTGCCTCTTGGTTTCTGAATAAGTTCTTTCCACGTCATAAGATCACTGTGGATATTGTACATCGTGGATTAAAACGTGAAGGTGCGAACGGTTATTGTGATATAGTGGATAAACAATATCGTCCTCGTGATTTTTTAATTGAACTTGACACTTACATGGATGAAGAGTTGTATATACAAACTCTTTTGCATGAACTGACTCACCTGCGGCAGTGGGTGGTAGGTTCTCTGCGGGTTCGTTACGGAAAATTGTGTTATTCTAAAGAACCTGTGGAGAAGTATGAGTATTGGCATCAACCACATGAAGTAGAAGCACGGGAACAAGAAAAAACCTTATATCTGGAGTATTTGTTGGAGACACGGGGTGTACCAGTTCCGCAAGTGGCACAGTTCTTCCCAAACCGTCTGATGCGGGCAGTATAATTACAAGGTAATCAACGGAACCGCAATGGTCAGTGACACTGTTCAAGACAAGCAGATTCGTCGTTCGATTCTAAAAGCAGTTGAGTCGATGGATCTGCGTCTGCTTCAACGCATTGCCTATGAGGTGCGTTGTGAAGAGATGGGAATCTATCCTGATGATTGGAAACTCTATTCTGAGGATTGAATGATTGAAACTTTGATTGCTGGTCTGACCTGTGGAATTGCTACATTCTACGGTGTTGGTGATGGTTTTCATGGTAATTTAACTGCAAATGGAGAACGATTCGATGCTTATCGTTGGACTGCCGCCCACCCATATCTTCCCATGGGAACTAAAATTAGGGTGACAAATCAAGATAACCTTAAACAAGTAATTGTGAGGGTTAATGACCGTGGGCCTTATTCTCATGCAGATATAGATCTTTCTTACTCTGCATTTGCTCACATTTCTTCTACTTCAAAAGGAAACGCAACTGTTTGTTGGAGAATCATCGGATGAAAAAACTTCTTCTTCTTGCTACAATTTTTCTCTCTTCTCCTGTATTTGCTCAGGAGACTCAAACATATCGCCCATTCCGATATGAAACTACATGTGCAATCGAATCCCAAGGACAATTCTTTGAGGATATTTGTGTTGTGATTGAGACTCGTGAAAAGAGCGGTGCGCTTCGCACTCGCAATATTTTTTCTAACAGATTTGCTCTGACTATCAAAGGTCGATTTGACAAAGAGAAGGGATATATGACTTGGGATAGTCATAACAAATATGAGTATAAGTGGGACTACAAACCTGCTGGAACTGGGTGGACTTATGTAATGCCTGGTGTTCTTCTTGAAAATGTTTCTTGGGACTAACGATGAAATCAATTAAAACCATGTTTACCGAGCGCGAGTGGGAAATTATTCTGGATGCAGTAGAGCAGGAAGGAATGTTGGAAGAAGAAGATTATGCCGACGAATGTGGTATAATCATTGACAAGATTCACTCCCTTATTTCAACAAACAATGACTGAAACACAAGTAAATCTAAATGTTCATGAGATTGGTATTCTTCTCTCTGCAATTCAAAATTTAGAAATTGTAGATGAAAGGCACATTGCTCGTGATTATGGAAGTGCTCCTGCACTCTACAATAAACTTTACACACTCTGGGAGAGGATGGATCGATCTAAGGTTGGATTGGTAAATGATGTTGTCCCCTCTTTCTGAACTCTAATGAAACTTAGGTATTTGATCATTGGTGCATTTGGGTTTATTGTTGGATGGAACATCTTTTTAATTCAACGCGACTCAAATCTTTTTGAATCTTACAATCGCCCAAACTACGAAGCATTGAAATGAACGAATTCTCCCGCGCCTATCAGGATTTCACAGATCATTATGTAGAAATCGATGAGAATGAAATCAAAGTTTATGATGAAGCAATGAAAAAGTTTTGGGATGATATTGAAAAAAAAGCAGAGGCATTGGAATTGACAGTTGATTATTATATTCAAGAGTTTATGTAATGGATCGTGAAATTAAATTGATACTCGCACTTCAACAGACTGAAAACATCTACAACCTTCTTCAAGACGGAGAGTATGTTGCTTTCTTTGCTTCTCATCTATTGCCTATTAAGTATGAAATTGAGAGACAATTGACAAATCTTAGACATTCATCTAAAATTAAGGAGTAATTTACACAAAGAAATGAAATCACTTTACATTGTTGACTACTGGGTTCCTTTTCCGGCCTCAGAGGGAGGAGGTCTGATTAATTTGATTGCCGAAAATGATACTGAGGCATTTCAAATTCTATCAGAAGAAAAATCTTTTGATGATCGATATACTGATCGTATTATGGAAAGAGTTATTAATGCTCAAAAGTTTGTACTTGTTGATGATTATGAGTCTGGTATTCTGGAGGCATTTACTACATGACACAATTGTATCGAATTGAAGAATTGTTTACCAATGGTTGGGAAGTGATTGATGAGAACGCAAAAAAACTGACGAAAGAGCAGTGTGATGAGCGTTTGAATTATTATCTTTCTGCAGGTTATAATCCAAACTACCTTCGCGCTGTTTTGGATGTTGATTGAATTTTCACATAAAGCACCAAAAGGTTACTCATATGTATTTGAAGACTTCAAACGCAACATTACTGCAATCTGGATTGTTAATCACTCTCACTTCAACTATTGTGGTAAGTCTGATGTTCTTAGTATTTGGGGATTCTGGAATTCAAAAACAAAAGAATACCATGCCCCAATCAATAGTAAGACCGTTGGTGAGTGTGTGAATATTACAGATACAACACCATATTCAGCAATGATTCCTAATCTCACCCCATTAGAGCGATGTATATTCCAAAGGTAAATGATTTTGTCATATGGAATAATGGAAAAGGTGTAGAAGGATGGGTGTACTTCACTGACAAGGAATATATTACGATTGAAGTGAATACAAGACCAAAGGATCAAATTAACTACGAAGCATGTAGTCTTCATAAAAATGATAGGTTATTGGTCTTATGTTATTCAAATCAATGGAAAGAATTAAAGTATATTAGGTCAAGAGAATCAGTTTATGAAACTTTATGAAAAGGAAAAAACGATTACTTTACTACATTTACTGTGCTCTTGGTGAAAAATCGCATCCAAAATGTAATAAGACTGCGGATAGAGTTGCTTTTATTAGACTATTCATTACTTCACAGATTCTAATTACAAACTTTTTCATTATTTTCGGCGTCGTTGTAAACGTTTCTTCTATTATACATCATTGGAATGACAATAAACATGAAGTACCAAGTTATCTACATCAAGAACAAAAAGAAGAGCAAGTCCAAACAAATCGCAACTTTCTATAAGATTGAAGATGCTTCCATGTGGGAAAAGCATGTCATTCAACAAGGATGCACTGATGTGGAGATTGTGCCACTTTTTTAAGTGTCACTCTGTGGAATCATTTAGGTTCCAATTCATCGTATAATACATCTGTCATCAAGGAGGTATTCTCTTGGATCCAGCAATGGTTGAAATCAATGAAACCAACTATTGTGACCAAAAACCAGTCACAATGCAATTTTCATTTGAAGAGCATGTTGTAATCAATGATATTCTAAATCATGCTCTTGATGCTTATGATTTTCTTGGATTTTATGAGATTGACATGTTGCCAGATGATTCTGAAATCAAACGAAAGTATAACATATTAATGGATATCAAACAACATTCCCATAATCTTTGGATGCATCGCTTCGACAATCCTCCATATAACAATGACTGACGCACAAAAAATAGAAGCACTAACTAATCTTCTAGACAATGTGATTCACTCTCTGAGTATGAAACAATATGAGATTGAAGATGCTACCGAATCTCATAAATGTGAGACAGAAGCAGATGAGTATTACCAACAAATGATGGACATTCTTCATGGAAAGGATAGATAAATAATGATGCTTATGTTTCGCAACTAAAGCAACATTGGGGGGTAGAAATGCCCCTCTTTCAATATAAATAACTATGCGAAACATAGGACAAGAATGAATAAACATTTTCTCCCCAGAGATGAGGTAATCTCCGTTTACACAGAAACTTATTCTGTGACTGATGTATTGAAACACTTTGGTTATCCTAAAGGAAACTCAAATAGAAGAAAAGAAATTAACAATATTTTAAAAGAAGAGAATATTTTTGAAGGGAATAGTGGACCTAATGTTTTAAGAAAAAAGCAAGAAAAAATAGAGAAAACTAATCTTGAAAAATATGGTGTAAAGAACTATTCTCACACTAAACACGGATCGTTAAATCTACACAATAGTAGAAATAAAACTCCATTTCCTATTGTAGAAGAGTTTAGAATGTATCAACAAAAAGTTACATATGAAACAAAGAAAACAATAAGAAAATTAAAGAACATACCAAAACCAACTTATTGTGAATATCTTGGCGTTGAATTTGTAGATGATAAGATAGCAAATCCCAACGATCAATTAAAAAGAACAATAGACCATAAGAAATCCGTTTATAGTTGTTGGATAGATGGATTAACTCCAGAAGAAGCATCTCATCAAGACAATCTTGCTTGGATTTGTAGATATGCAAATAGTATAAAAGGAAATGCAGACTATGATGATATAAAACACATCTTTCCCAAAATAAAAGAAAAATTGTGCCACCTTTAGAACTGGCACAATCCCCCTTGCGGTTCTCTTGACCCTGTGCCATACTATAAACATCAAAGAAAATGAAATGCAGAACATTCACCTTGAGCATCCTGAAGACTGTGTGTTGACGGGCAATCTTGATGTTCTTGATTGGTTCGTCAATCCTGGCACTTTAAGTTTAAAGGTAGATGGTGCGCCTTCAGTGTGTTGGGGAATCGACCCCTCCTGTAAAAAATTCTTTGTAGGAACCAAAGCAGTCTTTAACAAAAAGAAGATTCGCATTGCACATTCTCATGAAGAGATTGATCTCTTCTATCAAGGTGATGTAGCAGAGATTCTTCACGCTTGTTTTGATTATCTTCCACGCACCGAAACAATCTATCAAGCAGATTTTTTGGGATTTGGCGGTGAAGAAGAATATACTTCTAATGTTATTACCTACCAGTTTGATGATATTGTAACTCAGAATATTATCATTGCACCGCACACTTGTTATTACGCAGAGAATGATCTGCGTGATGCAGTAGCAATGCCTGATCGTGCAATCTGGAATGATACGAATACTGTAAAGTTTGTACAACCCAAAGCGTATATTCTCTATAATCAAGAGTCTTTTGCTGATGTGGAAGAAGTCTGTAACTTTGCCCGTCAAATGTCCACTGCTGTGCAGTTTGTGACGAATAAGAAAGCAGAGGAAATCAAGCGTCAAATTAACTGTTGCATTCGTAGTGGTGTAGAAATTCATGAGAATGATTTTGATTGTGATCCAAATCTAATTCGCCTGTGGAAGTTGGTAAAGAGTATCAAGGAAGATTGTTTGTTCCTGTGTCGCAATGACGGCCCTGCTGCATACATTGGTCATGAACAAATTGATGCGGAAGGTTATGTTCTGACCAATGAGTATGGTACTTATAAACTTGTAAATCGTGAGTTCTTCAGTCACGCTAACTTCACTCAACCGAAGGCATGGTCTAAATAAAAATAAAAAATGAAAACCTTCTCACAATTCATGTCTGAAAGTGGTGGGTCACCGTATCAACCTTATAGACCCAAACCACAACCAGAACCATCTACACCACCTGAAGGATGGAAAGAGAAGTATCTTGATCCACTGAAGAAGAAGTCTCCAAAGTTAGCAGAAGATCTTGGTACTGGCAACTATTCAAATTATGTAAGAGAAAGAAATCGAAGGAAATATAATATACCTAATCCTCAGCAAATTAATAAAGAAAGAAAACTATCATACATGTTGCAAAAGGATCTTCCACCTCCAGAGTATAGGTCATCAGCATTATAAATATCTAAAAAGCATTTCTGAAAGATGTTAAACGAAGGTAATAGGCGTGATGAATACCTAGAAAAGAAAGGTGAAAGCACTAAAACCACTGCGATGAGAAAGTCCAGTGAAAGAAGAGGGCGTTTTAGTGCTGGTGACACTCACCAAAGCACAGAAAGGGAAAATATTACCTGGGCAAGACCTGGCACAAGACCTCATGCAGATTCACTTGATCGCCAAAGAAAAGGTGCTCATCGAATGAGTAGAGGAAGAAAAAAACCACAAGCAGGATCATCACCAGAAGATCGTAGATGGGATGCATTTGTTGGTGATGAAAAGAAAGGTAAATATCAAAAACTTCAAGATAAGAAGGAAAAAGGAGAAACAACTAACATTGAAGCACAAAAGCGAGGAATAATAAGAAAAGGTGAAAGAAGAAGAGAACTTCGTTCTCAGGCGGTGAATGCAATTCGCAGAGCAATGGGTGGTGGATATGTGAGTGAAGCAAAGGTTGATGATTATCAAAAATTATCTCCAATTGAAAAAGAATTTGTCAGACATAAAAGACAAACTGGATTTGAACCAAGTAGTGATATTGATAAGCACACTGAAACCAGAAGATCAGTGCATCGTGAAAGAAGGGGAGCAAAGAAAAGAGAACCATATAGAGATGGAAGTTCAACTGTTTCTGGTAAGTATAAATCAAAATCACAAAATCAAAAAAGAATTAAAGAATTAAGTGGAAAGAAAGTTTTAAGAACTGCCTCAAATAAAATTATAAACTTTGAAAGAGGAGCAAAAACCTTTGAAGAGTTTATGATTGAAGCAAGAGAGCGTGCTCATAAGTTTCCTCTTTCAAAGGATGAACGCGAAACGATACAAAGAATTCGTGATCAGTTGTATGGTAAAAAATCACCAAAACCTTCGGAAAGAGAAAATTCTCCAACAAGAAGTGCATCAAGAAGAAAACCAAAAAGATTAGACTTTGAAGTTAGAGAGGAAAATAATCTTAATGAGATGCCATATCAGATCTATGGTCCAGATCCTCATGGTGCAAGTGATTCGGAACCAAGACCACTTGGTAAACCTTATAAGAACAAAAAGAGAGCAAAGACAAGAGCAGATAAATTAGATCAAGAAATCGGTGGTTATCGTCATTTCGTTCGTAAAGTGGATGATAACTGATGAAAACATTTCCAGAGTTTTTAGAAGAAGTAAGAAGAATGAGAGTTCTTCGCACTGCACATTATACTTCTGCATCAAATAAGGAAAATATTCTAAAATCAGGGTTCAAGGATTCACCATCGACTGGAACTTATCATCCTGATGATCGTAAGGGAATTGTTTATACAACACCATCATCCAGAGTTGGTAGTGATTATGGTTCTTCCAGAGTGAATCTAAGAATTGTCAATCCAAAAGTAACAAGAACGGATTCACCTAGAGACTTTGGTAAGAATATCAAGAAATGGATGGCATCTTCCTCCATTGAAGATATTAATGATAAGAAAGGAAAACCTACCAGTTCTGTGGATCAGGCAAAGTCTGCATTCAAAAAAGGCGATAAGATTGTAATAGTTCCGAATGCCCATGGTGGTTTTACACCAAGAGAAGGGCAAGCACAAGGATCTTATGTTATTATGGATAAGGATGTTGCAAATAAGTCCATTGATCGTACACCATCCCGAACTATAAAAGCAAAAAATAAAAAAAGAAGAACCAAACCACAACCCAAGAAGGACACTTGAAGAATCGTCACAAGACCCCTCCACAATCCCCCACAACACTCTTATAATGTAGAGGTACACACAAAGACCTCATGACCTCCAATCCTTACGCTCTGCACCTGCTTCAGAAAGGTTACACTGAATCGGAGACTCGTACTCCATCTAAGACCAAGCGCACCTTTCCTTGTACCATTGGTCTTCGTACTTTTCACACTGAGGAACAGTATCAAGAAGCACTTGCTGATTTTCTGAACGGTTATTGATCTTATCATGAAAACTGTTTACATTCTGACTGAAGGTGATTACTCTGACTATCATGTTGTTGGAGTCTATTCTACCAAAGAACTTGCCGAAAAAGCACAGTTTGTTTATGAAGGTTCTCAAATTGAAGAGTATGCATTAGATGATGTACCTGACTATCCTCCTGGTATGAAAGGATGGTATGTGAATATTAATGATGCAAAACCTGATGAACCCTATAGTTATCAGGTGACTCCAGAAGATGCAACCATTCCATCTGAGAGTGAATATAAGTATCATACTGGGGAGACAGGATATTATGTTTATTGTTGGGCAGTAGACAAGGATCATGCCCTAAAGATT